ACCAATATGGGCTATGAAAAGCCCGCGGATGACCGCGCCGTGGTAGTCAAGATCCAGGGCGCCGGAACCGATGAATGGTCCAAATAAACGGACCGATCCGGGCACGGGCAACTGTTCGCTAAATGGATCTTTAACGAATAGTTTCAGCGGTTCCGCTGCATAACTGCCGCATATCGATTGCATAGCCCCGTATAACCGCGGGGCTTTATGCAAGGCAAGCGGGGAAAGCGGGACTGCATAAACGGTCCGGGCCGACGATGAAGGGCTTGCCTCTTGTGTTGGTCCTTGTGTTTGCTTCTTTGTTTTTTGTTTGTTCCTTGCGTATAGGGGTCGCTTTTTTTGAAATCGTGATCCCTCTATCCTGATTCACCAAGGGGCCCCCACGGGTACCACCACCGCCACGGGAGTATATATATACCGTTTCTGTATGTATGCGGTATATACCTAACCTCACTTAATAGTCTTATTAATGGGGCTCCCCTATATAACACTAATAGTATTAATAATAGGGGTTCCCCCACTATACAGTACGAACTATTAAGCGCTCTCGTAATGAGGGCGCTTTTTTATTTAGGCGTCTACGACTTTCTACGATTCGTATACGAATCGCTACGAATCGTAACAGGACAATTCAACAGGAGGTTTTTATGTACAAAGTCATCAAAAAGGAGCTCTGTGCTGACAGTGATCCCCTCGTGACGATCGTGATGGATTCCAGCAGCGACGTCTCCGATCTTCCGACGACGGGCTGTGCCGCGGGGAGCATCGCGATCATCGCAGACAGTGGTCTGCCCGTGTACGTTCTTAATGCCAGCGGCACGTGGACTGCGGCGCAGTAAGGAGTGACAGCCATGTTTGACATCAAGACACTGGCCCTCCTCAAACATGGTAAGGTGTGGGGGGCGAAAAACATCGTTGAATCCGCACTTCTCAACAAGTGGAGTGGTGGCGCCTCCTACGAAAAAACCGTAGGCCCCGCGTCTATCATCTCTATAAGTGATGCCAAACCGAAACCCGCGAAGAGCCTCATAGTGAGTATGGAACCCATCCAATCGGGAAGCGGAGACCCCTCTCCCGATAATATTCGACCCATCAGCGGACGGACTGGAGAGAACATAACGCATACAGGCGTAAATCTGTTTGAGCCTACTGCGTGGAACAACTATAAGGTACACGGCGTATCGTTCAACGGTTCTGATTGTACACCGCTTGTTACTTTCTTAAATACTCTTCCTGCGGGCGACTATACTATCTCCTTTAAGTTTGATGTTGAAACCACGGTTTCGGGTTCAACATCATGGGGAATCCTACTACACAGTACGAGCGGATACATAGACGGCAGAACAAGCGGACAGCATAACGCGGGTGAAACACTTACATTCACGCGGTCGGTTACTATTACTGACGCGAACAAAGGCACATTTGACCACGCTTATCTTTATTCGGGGGGTGGCAACAAAGCTGATATTTATATGTATGCGTTTCAGTTGCAAGTTGGCAGTACCGCGACCGCATATGAAGCCTATAATGGCACGACTATTCCCATCAGTTGGAACACCGAAGCGGGAACGGTCTACGGCGGCACGGTGGATGTGGTGAGCGGCGTGCTGACGGTGGACAGGGCGATGGTGGATTTGGGGACGCTGACGTGGACGAAAATAAAAACCAGCGGCGACCATTGGCGGTTCTGGGCGATGCTGAACACAATGCGTTTACTCGGTCAAATAATATCCAGCCAGTACAGACAAATCAGCGCAGCGGAGCAGTATATGGGGGCGCAAGGCATCGCGAATCAGGCATCCGCGAGCTATGTGCTCGCAATGGTATCGGATGAGCGCTATGCCGACGCTGTCGCTTTCAAGACTGCTATGTCCGGCGTCCAGCTGGTCTACGAACTCGCCAACCCAATCACCCACCAACTTACGCCACAGCAGATACAGATGCTCAAGGGGAGCAACACGCTGTGGTCAGATGCGGACGATCTAACGCTCACGTACATAGGCACTACCCCACCGAATCTTCTCGGGGGAATGCTCGGTAACACGCAGGAACCCACAGAGGAAACGAGCGAGGAACCCGAAGCCCCGCCGGATGAGCAGGAGACGGAGGAGACAGAGGAGCCCTAACAGGGGCTCCTCTTTTATCGGAGGCTTGAAATGGCAAAGACGTTTGAGCTCAAGGGCGAGCCGTCAGAGCGGCAGATCGAGTTTTTCAAGGCGACGGCGAAGCACATCGCCTACGGTGGAGCCAGGGGCGGCGGGAAGTCGTGGGCGGCCCGCAGGAAGAATGTACTGCTCGCCCTCAACTATCCGGGGCTGAACCTCCTGTTCCTGCGCCGCACTCTGAAGCAGCTGTACGAGAACCACGAGAGGCCGTTGGCCGCGGAACTGAACGGGTTCGCCAGCTACAACAGCACGCGCCACGAGTTCACGTTCCCGAACGGGAGCCACATTCTGATGGGCTACTGCGAGAACGAGAACGACGTGTACCAGTACCAAGGGCAGGAGTACGACGTCATCACTTTCGAGGAGGCAACGCAGTTCACGCCCTGGCAGATGCAGTACTTGAGCACGTCGTGCCGCTCGACAAGGACGGACTTCAAGCCGCGCCTGTACTACACGTGCAACCCCGGAGGACCGGGGCACGACTACATCAAGAGGCTGTTCATCGACAGGAACTTCACGGAGGACGAGGACCCCAACGACTACGTGTTCATCCCTGCCAAGGTATACGACAACAAGGTGCTGATGGAGACGAACCCGGAGTACATCAAGGTTTTGAAGGTCCTGCCGGAGCATCTCCGCAAGGCGTACCTAGACGGCGACTGGGACGTGATCGAAGGTCAGTACTTCTCCGAGTTCAACAGGAACATCCACGTCGTGGAGCCTTTCGAGATACCGCGCGAGTGGAAGAAGTTCCGCGCGATGGACTGGGGCTACAACGACCCGACGGCGTGCCTGTGGTTCGCCGTGGGCCCCGACAGGCACATCTTCGTGTACAGAGAGCTCTATCAGAACCACATGCTCGCCACGGAGGCCGCGAAGAAGATCAAAGCCATGACAGGCTTCGAGCAGATCCAGTACACGGCTGCCTCACCCGACATGTGGCAGCAGAGGGGCGTCAAGGACGCGCTGGGCGGCGAAACCATCGCCGAGACGTTCGCGAAGCTGGGCGTGCCGCTGATCAAAGCGGACAACAGCCGCGTGATCGGCTGGCAGAGAGTAAGGGAGAACCTTGCGCTTGCGGACGACGGCGTTCCGTACCTCCGCATCTTCTCGTGCTGTACGAACCTCATCCGCACGCTGCCCAACCTCACGTATGACGAGCACGACCACGAGGACGTGAGCGGCAAGTGCGAGGACCACGCGCCCGAAGCTCTGCGCTACGGGTGCATGTCGCGGCCTACCCCCGCGAAGATCGTGCTGGACGCGGAGGCGAAGCACAAGGTGCTGAAGTTCGACCCGTTCCGCGAGGAGAAGCGCGCCTCCGGCGACGGGTTCATGGGGCTGTGAGACGGATGAGCAAGGAAGAATTTATCTCGCGGATGATCCGCGACGCGGAGAGGCGCATGCTCCGCGAAAAGGAAACGCAGCGCCGACTCGATTTTGAGGTGGTGGACTACATCGGGCAGACCATCGCCCAACAGGCGCACAAGTATCACAGGCGGGTACGGCATTGATTTCGCGGCCCCCGGGCTTTGCTTCTTTCACCCGGCAGAGGCCGCGAACGGCGGGGACGGATGCTATTTCTTCCTGCCGTCCCCGCCTTTTTAAGGAGGTTTTATGGAGATCCTGACAGGGAAAACGCTGATGCAGACCATCCGCGACGGGCTCAAGGAAAAGCACCGTCCGCGGGACGACAGGAGCCCGTTCGCCGAAGCGGTGTACGGGCTGTTCCGCGAGTACGCAACGGCGTACAGGACGGAGTGGGAGCGCATCGACGACAACGAGCGCATCTACCAAGGCGACCACTGGAGAGGCGAGGACGACCGTTTCCTCGGCGGGGACGAGCGCATCCCGCGGCCCAGCACGCCCATCGTGACGAGCACGATTGAGAACATCAAGGCAGACCTCTCGGACGAGTTCCCGGAGGCGATGATCGTGCCGGAGGTCCCGGACAACGAGATCGCCGCCAAGGTGCTCACGCAGGTGGTGCGGCAGGAGCTGTCCGCGTGCGGGTTCGCGAGGGAGTATGACAAGCACACGCAGGACGTGCTCAACGACGGGTGGTCCGTGTGGGAAGTCGGTTTCGACCCCGACATGAACCAGGGCAACGGCGGGACGTTCCTGCGGTACGTCATCAACAAAAACTGGATGTGCGATCCCAAGACCCTCGATATGCAGCAGGGCCGCGCCGTGTTCAAGTTCGACAGATTGCCAATCGATTGGTTCTGGCAGCACTACCCGGAGTACGTGCCGTTCATGAAGGGCGACGACGACCTCGTGAACAGCGACCACGACGATTTCAACGCGACGACCCGCGTGAGCAACGAGGGCAAGGAGTTCCGGCTGATCGAGGCGTGGTTCAGGGTGTTCGACCCCAAGACCCGCAAGTACAAGGTGCACATGGTGCTCCTCGCGGGCGGGCAGGTGCTGGAGAACAGCTACGAGGAGAAGCCCGAGGGCTACTACCGGCACGGGATGTACCCGTTCGTCATCAGCCGCCTGTACCCGCAGAAAGGGAGCGCGCTGGGCATCGGCATCACGGACCTGTTCAAGGGCGCGCAGAGGTACAGCGACAAGCTGGACCAGATCCTCATGCTGAACACCTTCCGTGCCTCAAGACCCCGTCTGCTCATTCAAAAGGGCATGGTGGACTACGACGACGCGCGGGATTTCGGCAAGGAAGTCATCGAGACGGACGGAGCGCCCGCGGCGTCGATGCAGTGGCAGCAGGCGAATCCTCTGCCCTCGCACATCATGAGCTACATCATGAGCATCCGCGAGACGATCAAAGCGGAGTCCGGCTCCAACGAGCAGAGCCGTGGCAACACGGCATCGGGCGTGACGGCGGCTTCTGCCATCGCGGCTTTGCAGGACATGAGCACGAAGCGGAGCCGCATGGAGGCCCGCGCACTGCACTACGGGTTCGAGGACGCCATCAGCATGCTCCTCGAGGTCCTGCGCGAGTTCTCGGTGGTGGAGCGCAAGATCACCGTGACCATCGATGGCAAGCGCATCGTGCTGCCGTTCAGTAAGACCACGATGAACGACGTGATCGAGGGCGGCAAAGAGATCCCGATGACGTTCCACGTGAGCATCAAGACGAGCAGGCAGACCAAGTACACCAAGCAGGCACACAACGATCTGTGGCTGCAGATGATGCAGACGATACAGAACGCGGACCCCGTGGTCATGCTTGAGGGTCTCGACTACGACGACAAGGAGCAGCTCTTGGACAACATCCAGCGCGCACAGCGGAGTGGGATGCTCGCCCTGCAGAACCAGCTCGCGGAGCTCTCCGAGGCGTTCCAGCAGGCGCAGGAGGAGCTTGCCCAGTACAAAAAGACCAACGCGGAGATGTCGAACCTCATCCGGCAGAGCAACGACCGCATCCAGGGGCTGACGGAACAGCAGGGCGCGCCCCAGCAGGGCGGCGCTCCCCAGCAGCCGATGATGGGCGGCATGCAGATGGACCAGTCGGACATGAACCGCATGACGGGATTGATGGGCTAGTCCCATTGATATAAACGGCCCGCCACCGAATGGCGAAATATCACAGGAGGAAATATGGAACAGGTCGAAAACGTGAACACTATCCCGCAGGACGACAATGCGGGGGACTACGTGGGGATCGAGGATCTGATGAGCGAGAGCGAGGAAAGCACGGTCGAACAGGCGCAGGCAGCGCCCGCCCCGGACGACGCGGGGACAGCGGCACCGGCTCCCGAGGCACAGACGGCGCAGACGCAGACGGACTTCGACAAGGTGCTGGGCAAACGCCTGTACGACGAGAGGTCCAAACAGGAAGCGCGCTGGAGATCGACTCCGCAGTACCTCCTCGGCGAGGAGCTCCTCAAGGAGCGCATGGCGAAAGACAACCTCTCCGAGGCAGACGCGTACGAACGGATCCGCGCCGAGCGCAGGGACGCGAAAGCGCAGCAGTACGCGAGGAACCCGCAGGAGTTCTACAACGACTACCTTGCGGAGAAAGAACAGCCACGACAGACCCAGTCCGGCGGCGCGGAGGAGTTCACGCGCGCGCTGATCGAAGCGGGAGCCCCCGACATGGGCTTCACCGCGGAGGACATCACGGCGAGCTTCACCGAGGACGTGCAGAAGTACGGCGTGCAGGCCGCTCTCGCCATGTGGCAGCGCACCCGCGAAGCGGGAACGCGCGCGCAGGCGCGGGAGCAGATGAACGTGCAGAGAAGCCTGCCGCGCCCGCATACCGTACAGGGACAGCCCGCAGGCGCGCCCGCGTATGACTACTCGACGATGTCCGACGAGGATTTCGACAAGGTGATCGCGAAGCTGAATCAGGCGACGCTCGACGGACGGAGGGTCAAACTATGATCTAAAACATAAGGAGGCCCAATATGCCTAACATCAATACCCAGACCACCATCAACACCGCTGCTCCGACGACGTATCTGAACAAGACCTTTTACGACCGCAACCTGCTCAAGAACGCCCAGACCGTGTTCGTGCACCAGCAGTTCGGTCAGAAGCGGGGCATCCCGGCCCACAACGGCAAGCTCGTAGAGTTCCGCAAGTGGACCCTTTTTAATGTGGACACGGCGGCGCTGGAGCTCACCGAAGGTGTGACCCCGGACGCCCAGTCCATCGCGCAGACCAAGGTCGAGGCGCAGATCAAGCAGTACGGTGCGTATGTCACCGTGAGCGATCTGCTCGACCTCACCGCGTTTGATCCCGTGATCGGCGAGATGACCAGCCTGCTCGGCGAGCAGATGGGCACCGTGCTCGACTGGGTGACCCGTGACGCGATGATCGCCGACGCCTCCAGCCAGTTCGCTGCGGGCAGGGCGAACATGAACGCTATCACCGCCAGCGACAAGATGAGCGTGGACGAGGTCCGCAAGGCGGTCCGCACGCTGAAGAAGGCCAAGGCCCGCAAGTTCACCACCGGCGGTTTCCCGCACTTCGTGTGCATCGTGGACCCCGACGTCGTGTACGACCTGCAGGGCGACAGCAACTGGCTCGACGCGCAGAAGTACACCGACTGCACGCGCATCTACAACGGTGAGCTCGGCAGGATGTACGGCGTCTTGTTCGTAGAGAGCACCGAGGGCAAGGTGGACGACCAGTCCGTGTTCAACGCGGTCAACGCGAACGTGTCCGCTGCGACCAGCTTCGTGCTCAAGAACACCCCGACCGCCAAGGAGCTTGCGTACCTCAAGGTTGCGGGCAACAAGCTGTACAGCGGTGCCACGGAGATGACCATCGTCAGCTACGCTGCGGACACCAAGACCGTCACCGTTGGCGCGGCCGTCACGCTGTCGGCAAACGACATCGTGTACTCAAAGGACTGCGGCGCGATGGATGCCTCCACCAAGGCGGGCATCCCCGTGCATCACAGCCTGATCTTCGGCGCGGATGCCTACGGCGTGATCGACATCGCGGGCAAGGGCGGCATCCAGTCCCTCATCAAGCCCGTGGGTTCCGCGGGCACGGCTGATCCGCTCGATCAGCGCTCCACTGTCGCGGCCAAGATCCCGGCGTACACCGCCAAGGTCCTCAACCCGCTGTGGATCATCGACATCATGAGCGCCGCTTCTTAATCAGCGGCACACCGGGGGAGCTCCGAAAGGGGCTCCCCCTTTTCCCATATCACAAAAGGAGGAACAAGCATGGCTGCAAGAAAGAAACCGCAGGACGGCGAGCAAGTGATCCGTGAGGCCCTCAAGGTCGGCCCCGATGAGATGGTCACGTACATCCTTCCGCTGGATCCCAGCGCGCCCGATGAGGACCAGTGCTTCACGCGGAGCATCAATGGTGTGTTCATCAACATCCGCAGGGGCGTTCCTGTCCGCATCCCGAAGTGGGTAGCGGACTACATCGAGGAGCGTGAGCGCATTAGGAGCGACAGCCTGCGCCGCGCGAAGGATTTCATCCTCACCGAGAAGAACCGCGTCGGAAAGGAGCTGTAAGGCATGACGCTCAATGAGATCATGGCGTCCGCGCTTCAGAGGCTCGGACGCGGGAACGACCCGCAGACGATTGAAGCCTACCGCGACGTGTTCGCGGACTACGCAAACGAAGCCGTGCGTCAGATCGCAGAGCGCTTCATCGCACAGAGGGCCGAGGAAGTGGACCTCAACACGGACGACAACGGCAAGCAGTACGTCAAGCTCTCCGACCTCACCCACGGGTGCAGGCGTGTGGAGGGCATCGTGGTGAACGGAAAGCCGCGCCCGTACATACAAGTTCCGCAGGGCACAGCGGAGTTCTATGTATACCTCCGCGAGCATCAGCCCGCAGAGAAAGCGACCGTGTACTACCGCCCCATCCCGGCCACGCTGGAAAACACCGTAGACGTGCCGGAAGTCCCGGAGTACACGCACTATCTGATCGTCCACTGGATCGTGGCTATGGAACGCGCAGGCGGCGACCCGAACATGCAGGGAACAAGCGGGATCGACTTTCAGCTCTTTAACCAGGGCTTGAACAGCATCACGAACGCGCACTACGGCGAACCGAGAGGGAACCGCCTGCTCAATTATTGAGGTGATCGCGCAATGGCATACGCAACACCGGCTTATTTTTCCATACAGCAGTTCGGAGGCATCCAACAGCAGGCAGACGGCACGTTCCTGCCCGTAGGCTCCGCGAGGGATGCCCGCAACTGCTGCACCTATGACGGCGACCTCAAGGTGGCTGCGGGCTACACGGACTACGACACGCTGAACAATACGACGCTGGGGAACATCCCGACAGAGGGCGTTCCTCTGAAGCTAATCCCCGTCAAGGGAAAGACCCACAAGTTCATCTCCGTCTGCACGGACGGCATCTTCACGACCAGTGGCACGGGCGGCGCGTGGGCAAAGATGCTTTCGTTCTCGCCCGCGCTCGCCACGGATGAGCAGATCGACTACGTGCAGATGCAGATCGGCACGACGGAGTACGTGGTCGTAGCGACAGGCGCGACCCGGATGTACAAGGTTGCCGTAGAGAGCCTCGGCACTGCGCCCGCCGCGTTCGGCACGGGAGCCACGAGCTATTCCGGCGTCGTGAGCGCCTACGACAGCGACACGCTTGTCGTCACGCTGACGCCGAGCCTTGACGACGAGGCACAGCGTCACGCGCTCATAGACGGCATCGTGGTCGCCGGGAACAACTACCTTGCCTGCGAGGCCGCGAGCGCAACGGGCGTCATCCTCAAGGAGACGCCGGACACCCCGCCCGTAGCATCGCAGACTTGCACCATCCGCGGCGGCGGATCGGACGCAAGCACCAACTTCATCACGCGCTACGGCGGCAGGCTGTTCGCCGCTGGCGACCCTCTCGCGCCAAGCCGCCTCTACTGGAGTCAGGTGCCGGGCGACGGCAGGAGCGTGGAGGACTGGCTCGCCGCGGACGCGAGCCCGGACGCTTCGGGCGGCTACGTGGAGATCGGCGACGAGCGCGGCGACTGCATCGTCGGGCTGTGCTCGCTGGCGAATCAGATCGTTATCTTCAAGAAATACTCCACATGGCGGCTCTACGGCGACAGGCCGTCCACGTATTCCGTGGAATGTGTGGAGAAGGACAGCGAGACGATGAGCAACGCCTCGGTGGTCATCCGCTACGGACAGCCGTACTGGCTGACGCGGAGCGGGCTGTGGGCGTACTCGTATGACGCAGGCGTAGGCCCCGCCGACAACGGCATCCGCTATCTGCGTGAGTTTTTCGGTCAGGCGGGATACAGCAGCGCCCGAAGCAAGGGCTGTCACTGCGACAACCGCATGTACTTCACATGCACGGAGAGCGGCTCCCTCGTGGACGATGCCGTCATCGAGTACGACCTCGGCACGGGGAGCATCATGGTCCGCGACGGATTCCACGTGTACGACCTCTGCGTGCTCGACGGACGGATGTACATGCTCGTGGACAAGGGCGACCCCGTCGAGTACAAGCTCGTGCAGTTCAACGTGGGCGAAAGCTACGACGGCGACCCGATCCACGCTTACTGGTACGGACAGCCCACGGACATGGGGATGAAGTTCGTGAAGAAACAGGTCCGCGAGATCCACGCCCGGTGCGGCAGAGGCAACATGCAGGTCCTCGTCAAGGCCGACGAGCTGGGCTGGATGAAACCCCGCCTCACGTGGGAAACGCCCGAGAGCGGGTACATCGCCGTGCCCGTCCGCATCGACAACGCGCGGGTCATCAGCATCGGGTTCGAGAACATCGCGGGCTCGCAGTTCTGGATCAAGGGCGGCATCAACGTAGAGTTTGAAAGGGTGCAGAAGCCATGAAGTCATTACCGAAGGTACGGCTCCCGCGCCCGCGCCAGATGAGCGCCGCGGAGGAGCGCCTCGTCCAGCTGAACGAGAGCACGCTGAACGAGAATTTCGACAGGCTCGCCATCGAGCTCAACAACATCGGCACGAGCGGCGGGAGCGGAGGCGGCGGCACGGAAACGCAGTCCGACTGGAACGAGGCAGACCCGGCCTCGCCCGCGTACATACAGAACAAGCCCACGAGCATGGCGCCCACGGCGCACGCTTCGACGCACGCGGCGAACGGATCGGACCCCATCACGCCCGCCTCGATAGGCGCTATGGCGGCAAACGCCGTGCCCTCCGCTATGGGCCTGACGTTGGTCACGGACCTCAACGACGCGTACACGGAGGACAACAACGCCCTTTCGTTCTACGCGTTTTCGGACTCGGCGACGAACGGGCCTGGCTATGCGGGTTTCTGCATCTATTTCAGCTACTCCTACCCACGCGCTGTGCAGTACGCGTTCGCCGTGAGCAGCGCGCGGATCTCGCGGCGCGGCAGGGCCACGAACGGGACGTGGGGCAGCTGGACGCACATCACCTAAAGGAGGGTAACCATGATCACACAGTTTTATATCGTAGAGATCAAGCAGAGCACGGCTGGCGAGTACGAGCACATCGTGCACTGGGCGTTTGATGCGGACCCGACCAAGGCTTTGCAGAAAGCGTGGAGCCAGTACTATACCGTGCTTGCCGCGGCGGCGGTCAGCGAGACGAAGTCCCATGCCGCCATTCTGTTCAATACGAACGGCGAGCCCATCGCGCATGAGTTCTTCGAGCATGAGGTGGTGACAGAATGAGCGTCATCAAAAAGACCTTCGATGTGGAGCTCGACATGAAGCAGCCGCTCACCAACCATGAGCTCCGCGTAGTCGAGGGCGACACGGGCAACAGGCTTGTTATCACGCTTGTGGATGACGGCGAGCCCGTTGATCTGACGGGTGCGCGCATCGTCATGCTGTTTTCACGTGGAACATCCATCGCCATGCAGACGAACGTGTACCCCGACACGAGCATCACGGTCAGCGGCGATAACAACAACATCATCACCGTGGACCTGCGGAACGGGTCTTTCGCGCCCGGCTTCGTAGAAGCGCACATGCAGATTTCCACCAAGAGCGACCCCGACAGCGAGGAGTACGACGTCCTCGTTACCACGGCCAA